AGAGGCTCGGCGAGGACCAACGCCGGCGTCGCGCCTTCTGGTCAAACCTGCGCCTGCACATCGATGCGCCTGCACTCGTCCCGATGGACGCCGGAAGCGAACGAACCGTCTCTTGGAAAGGATCGGTCGACTGGAAAAGCTCACGCGCCAACGAACCCCGCCGATCGCTCGGCGACATGCTCGAGCTGCAAGGCTTTCCCCGAGACATGCTCGACAACTGCCCCTTGACCATCGATGCCGCCAAAAAGGCAGTCGGGAACGGTGTCCCGCTTGCCATGGGCCGAGCCATTGCGCAGGCCGTCCATCGCGCCATCGCCCCTTTCAAACAGGCAGCCGAATAATGCCAGTCCTCAAGAATCCAAAGCACGAACTGTTCGCGCAGGCTTTGGCCAAGGGCATGAGCCAGGTCGATGCTTATGAATCGGCAGGATATGAGCCGGATATGCCCAACGCTTGCCGCCTGACCAGAAATGACAAGGTCAAGGCACGGGTCCGAGAATTGCAGAACCGGGTCGCCGCGCGCACTGAGGAAACGGTCGAAGGACTGACAGCCGAATTGCGTGAACTGGCCGAGAAGGCAAACCAGACCCTCTACGCCCTCGGCGCTCCTGGAATGCAGGTTGTCCGAGCCGCCATCATGGACATCGCCAAGCTCAACGGCCTCATCATCGACCGCACAATCAACGAAAGGAAAGACACTGTCGACCTTACGCGAGCCGAACTCATGGATCTCATCCGTCAGCGACGAGGCCTTGGCTCAGGAGATGCTCGATCGGATGGACGCGGAAGAGAACCTGATCGCGTTTACCGAATGGACCTTCTCCCGATACCGGACCGCAAAGCATCATAGGCTGATTGCTGAGCATCTCGAGCGCGTCGAGAGGGGCGAGATCGATCGCCTGATTCTGCACGTCCCGCCCCGGCACGGTAAGAGCGAGCTGGCCAGCATCCGCTTTCCGGCATGGTATCTCGGCCGCCATCCCGACAAGCAACTCATCAGCGTCTCGGCGGAAGCTGGTCTCGCCGGCGACTTCGGACGCCAGGTCCGCAATCTGATCAACAGCCGCGAATATCGCGCGGTGTTCAACACCCAGCTCGCGGAGGACAGCCAGGCGAGGGGCAAATGGCACACAACGCAGGGAGGATTTTATTATTCGATCGGCGTTGGCGGCTCGGTGCTCGGTCGTGGTGGCGACATCATCCTGATCGACGATCCCTTCGCCTCGATGGAGGACGCCCAGAGCGAGCTGCAGCGCAAGCGGGTCTGGGACTGGTACACCGGCACGGCCTACAACCGCCTGCAGCCTGGCGCGGCCATCGTGGTGATCAACCACCGCATGCATGAGGATGACCTGTCAGGCATGCTGCTTCGGCAGCAGGCGGCGGGCGGCGACCGCTGGACCGTCGTAGAACTGCCTGCGGTGAGCGAGGCTAACGAAGCGCTCTGGCCCGAGGCATATCCCCTCGAGGCGCTCGAACGCATCAGAAACAACACGCTCCCTCGGTTTTGGAGCGCTCTGTATCAGCAGAGGCCCGCGCCGGAAGAGGGGACGTTCTTCAAGCGCGAATGGTTCCGGCCTTACGCCAAGCCTCCTGCGCGTGAAACGTTGAAGGTGTTCGCCGCGTCTGACTATGCCATGACCGCAGACGGCGGCGACTACACTGTCCATGTCGTCGTTGGCGTGGATGTTGAGGACAACCTCTGGCTGCTCGATCTCTACCGCAAGCAGTCCGATCCGAAGGATTGGGTCGAGGCTTGGTGCGACTTGGTCATTCATTGGAAGCCGCTGGCGGCCGCAGAAGAGAATATTCAAATCACTGCCGGTATAGGACCATACCTCGAAAGCAGGCAGCGGGTACGACGGGCGTGGTGCGCGCGCGAACAGTTTCCCACCAGGGGCGATAAATCGTTCCGAGCCCAATCAATTCGTGGACGTATGGCGCTGTCGGGTCTGTACGTTCCAACGCATGCGCCGTGGTGGCCTGATGTTGAAGCCGAACTGCTGAGTTTTCCTGCCGGAAAGCATGATGATTGTTGTGACGCGCTTGGCCTCGTCGGTCAGTTGCTGGATATTATGTTGCCACCAAAGGAAGCGGAAAAACCGCCACCTAAGAAACCACGCCTCGACTGGTTTGAGGAGCGGTCAGACAATGATGCACCCAACTGGAAAACTATTTAGCCATGCTGACCGCTGACCGTCTGCGCGAACTGATGACCTACGATCCTGAGACCGGCGCGAGGACGCTATGATCAACGAAGCTGAGTTGCTGGCGGAGGACGTGCTGGAGATTGCCCATCGCCTGCGCCAAATGGCGTTACCTACAGAGGCGATGGTCCTCGAGGGAGCCGCCAGCCAGTTGCAAACGCTGGTGCGTGAGCGGGACATGTACCAGCATCGCTGCCTCGAATTGGTCAAGCAACACGATTTGCAGCGCGACGAGATCGAAAACCTGCGGCGCAAGCGGCGTGAGCGTGCGTGATGAGGAGCGCAGCATGACCCAACTGATCAGGTGCCCGCATTGCGGCAAGCCGGTTGATGTGGCGATGGCCAAAGCAGCGGCCAAGAAGGCGAAAGCGGAGTCGCTCAGGGTGGCGAAAGCATTGGTGATATCGGTCGATGAGGTTGGATGGTCGACGCGCGTCCGTAATATTCTTGCCAATGGCATTGAGACTTATCGGAACGGCGGGCGTGTCGGCATTCCGATCCACACATTGGGCGATCTGTGCGCGCTGACCGAAATGGATCTTTACCGGGCGGATGCTTGCGGCAAGGTCACCATCGCCGAGATTAGGGCGACATTGGCTGAGCACGGCCTCATGCTTGGCATGTACTCCGGCGAGATGGCGCCCGTGGATTACGGCATTCCCGCCACTGTGGATGAGGCCAAAGCGCAAGTGAAGGCCTGGGCCGATGAAGACAGGGAATGGGAGGCGCGCGGCGACAACCCGACGTTTCTGTAGATGGAAGGGTTCACTGACGACGCTGTCACCCGGCTTGCGGACTTCATCGGCGCTGAACGCCGCCGCCGGGAGGGTCGGGGTCCGTGGGAGAAACTCACCGATGACGAGCGCTTGTTTCTTCGGCAGGTGGATCTTGAGTTGGCGAGGCTCACGATTGCAAACGAGATGACAAGTGAACACACGGAGGACGATTGATGGCAAACACTATCTCGCAATCCCAACTGACGCCATCGCCGCCGCTGGCGAGCCTGCAATTCATGCGGCCCTACACGCAGGAGCAGGCTGCAGCGCTAAAGCCCGAGGAGAGTGCGAGCCTGCTGTCGCTCGAGGCGCTCGGCAAGCAGTATCCCGGCGCGATGTTCGGACAGGGCCAGCCGGCCGACATGGCGAATGCGATGTTCACGCCGGAGTACATGAACCAGGTCGCGAGCGGCCAGCATGGCGTTCCGCCGTGGGCGCCGCCGTGGCTCGTGGATCGGATTGGCGGCGTTTCGATGGCCGGCGGCCAGAACATGTGAACGAGGATGACGCCGCGCCTCTCAGCACGCGCTTCCTGACATGGACAGCGTCGGTGTTGTTTATCGTTCTGTGCTGGGCGTTGGTCTGGAAGGGCGCCAAGGCTGTTTTCGAGTGGGCTGCGATGGAATGAGCAACGATGAACGCCGGGGACCGCATGGACTTGTTGACGCCGAAACAGATCGAGGTGGCGCGATACGTCGGGCGAGGCATGTCGAACAAGCTGATTGCGCGGCAACTGAACCTGAGCGAGGGCGCGATCAAGAAACATTTGCAGCTCATCTTCGCCAAGATGGGGGTCCGCAACCGGACGGCGCTCGCGATGCTGGTGGCGCGCATGATGAAGGCGGCGGAATGAGGACGATGTATTTGGCCTACAACCATGAGCCGCTCTGGCGAGCTGATTGGCGTGACATTGACGGCTACCTGGTCGAGACGCGCTTGCTTGACGAGATCGGCCGCATGCGGCTGCTGCGCGATCCTGATATGGTCGCGGACGGCGGCGAGACGGCGGTCGAGGTGGTGATCGTGTCGCTGAACGACAACATCGCGGACTTTT